TTTGATTGTACCGTTCACCGTTAGCGGTGAGGTTTCCATGGAAGCCAGGACCGTACCAACTGGTGATCACCGACAGAGTAGTTAGAACAGGAATCATAATAAATAAGCAAAGAACTTTTATATTGCTTACTACGTGTTCCCGTCAAAACACGCGCAGTAATGACGGGACTTCCTTGTCTTTCTTACCGCTTTTTAGATCCGAACTTCTTTTGTTCGTTTGCTTCTTTTGTTTTCGACTCTTTCGACTCGTGCTTCTTTTGAGCAGCCTTGGAGGCGTACTTCTCTTTACCACCGTATTCGGTGATCATTTTCTTAACCGGCATGGTCTGATCCCTTTCTTGAGATTACTGAATTGTGTAGTGTTCCCATTGTCTCGCCGTCCCAATCTCGCTCTACGCTAGTTGGTGCTATACCGTTTAACCATTTCTGAACTGACAGAAAACACCCACCCGTAGGGCTTGACATCCCACCGTGCCAATCGTCGTGTGCTACATAAATAGCTCCACCAGGTTGCATTGTTTCTGGCGTGACAATCACCTCGCCAGAATGTCTAAACGTCATTCCGTAGATAGCTACTTCAAAGCTGTCGACGTTTGGGTGTATGTGATCTGGTACTTGCGTATTAGGCTGGGCAATAAATAATTGAGTTTGAAACTGTTTGTACCTGTTAATGGTATATCCGGTAAAGCCCTCAAAAAAATTTAAGTTGTCAATGGGGGGAAACAGTATTGGCTTTGTTTCAAAAAAATGTTTCAGATAAACTTCCAAATCTGTTTGTGGCTCAAAGTCCCAAATGTCAACAATCCGCATTTAGTTACCAGATATTAGGAATGATTTGACCGGTTAATGCGTAAGCACCCACAGCAGCCACGAAGCCAAGCATAGCCAGGCGACCATTAAGAAGTTCGGCCCGTTCATTGTGAGATTGAAGGTAGTTGGGATCCATATACATGGGTGGCTCTTTGGCCCAAATGTTTTCAGTCATCAGAAGTCAATATCAGAACGCTCAAGCTTGTCCATCACGTCCTGGCGGTATGCAGGATCTGCGTCGTACCTAGGGTCGTTCATTGCCCGGACAAGTTCGGCTTGGCTGCGGAAGGTGTCCATCGACCGTGCAGGTTTGCCCTGAAGAGTTTCGCCTTCGTAGCCCATAGCGTCAGTGTATCGATAGTAAAGTGCTTGCAATGCAAGATTGATTGCTGCAGTATTGCCAGACTCCACAACAGAATCAAAGGCTTGGACTTCAGCAGGAGTAAAGTTCTCCGATGCCCAGGTGGTCAGCTGTTGGTATGCAGCTTCACCACCAACCGAGTTTTTAATGGAGTTAATTTCAGCAGTAGACAGCTCAACGGATTGTGACTGTTGCTGCTGATTCCCCCCATTCAGTTCTTGGTATCGCAAGTAAGCATTAACCAATTCACGAGAAGACATCTGAGAAAACTTCTCAAGAGTCTCTTCGCTTAGCTTGCCGTTCTCGCTGTATTCAGCATCAACGTCGTACAGGAAGTCGATTGCAGGATCATCTGATTCCTCACGATCGACTTCCTCTACAGGCTCGTCTTCTCCGTCTACCTCTTCAGAGGCTTGGGTGTCCTCAGTGTCCTCAGTGTTAGAGCCAAGCTTGCGTTGCAGTTCAACATAGGCTTGCTCAAGCTCCTGAGCATTCTTGTACTTACCGGCCAGCAGTCCTTCCTGCTGTGCCATCAACTCTTCACCAATCGCCAGGGATTCAGCCATGTCCGCTTCTTGAGAAGCGATTACCTCAGCGGGTGGAGTTGGATCAAAGGTCAGTGTTTCAGACATAAATTATTGCATAGGTGGAGCTTGTTCCATCGGCGGTGCTTGCCCGCCACCCATCACAGCGCCGAGCATTTCCTCAGCGTTAGGGTTCTTAGAAGGATCAGCGATTGGTGCTTGCAGCATTTGACCTGCCTGTTTGGCCATGATCATTTGCTGTTGTTGTTGGATTGCCTCGCCTTGTTCCTGTTGCTGTTGATCCATCGACTTAACGAGGTTCAGGACATCAATGCCCTGGGCAGCAGCAAGACGCTTGATGGCTTCATCAGGATTGATGTAACGCATCAGGTTCTCTGGGCCAAGTGTTTGAGCAATGCTTGCCATGAACGTCGTCAACGACTCACGATCTTGTCCCCGACCAAGAGCATTGATACCAGCCACAATGGTTGGGCGCACAATGTCTTTGGGGATGCGAGGCAGCTCACCGCTACGCTGAAGAACAAGCAGTTTGCGATTCAGGTAAGGGATCAGGAACTCAACAGTCAGCAAAGAGAAGAGACCTCCTAGTTGCTGTTCCAGTTCAAGCTGAGTCAGGCGAACCTCTTCAGCAGTAGTACGTTCGCTTTGGCGTACAGTAAGGACAAGGAAGGCGTCAGAGATTCGACGCTCAAGGGTTGCAATCATGTTGGCAGCCGTGCTGAAGTCAGCAGTTTTTCCAACTTGAATCACCCCAATGTCATCAGGTCGCCCCTGAACGATCGCACCGTTGCCTGCCTGGGCCAGCGTCTGGGCTTTGGTCGTGCTTGAGGGTGATACCACGAAGATGACCTTAGCGGCTGCTGCAGAGCCTTCTGTGAGTGCCTGAGCAAGTGCATTAAGGGACCGCAGATCCCCCAGGAATTCCTCTACTCGGCCCCTTCCGTAGTTCTCTCCGTCAACCGAGTTAAACCTCAGGACCAGCCAAGGAGAAGCGTCTCGTGGTGCTTTGCTTTCAGTACCAGGGATCTTCTTATCGAAGACCTCTTGATGCCACAGCCAACGGTTGTTGTCTAGGCGTACGTGAGTGTATACCTCAACGTCGTCATTATAAAGAGAAGCACTGTTGTTATTTACCTGATTGGGTTGCCTGTTGGAGGCAATCACCATCTCAGGTGGCAGTAGCTTCTTGTTGATCAGTTCTTTGGTGACGATCTCAATTACGTTACCGTTACCATCTCGCTCAACAACGTAGCGGTTCAGTGGATAATGCTTCAACCCATCTTTGCCCATGTAGATCAGGGCGTTACCACCTACGACAAGGTGCTTAAGCGCCTGGTGGACGGTCACTCGATCGCTAGATGCAGCAATCGAATCCATCACCATACGCTCCATCTTGGCGAAGCTCAGATCAAGTTCAGATCGGACCTGTGCAGGCAGCTCAGTGCCTAGCTTGTCGTCACGAACTTGCAGCTTAAAGAAGGTAGTTTGAGGAGGGAGCAAAGACAACATGAGCTTTGCTGCCAACGTCACTACCGACTTAGCGCCGACTGATTGCCAGGGTTGTCGAAGTGTTTGATGGGTTACCCGAGACTCATCACGTTGGATGAGATACGGGAGTGTAAGTTCAGAGCACTGAACAGCAACGTCAAGGAATTGAGAACGATAGCTAGTTAGATGATCGTACCGACTACGTGCTGTCATTTAATTATCCAAGGTTAGGACCAGAGCCGCTAGTACCACCTGTATTCAGGGGAATGCGGAGAGATGCAACGCCTTTGCTGGCATCAACAATGCTGGACTTACGGGCTTTCTTGCGTTGAACGCCTTGGTTGTCTTGCATTGCTGCACCAGTACCAGACGGCGGCGGAGTGTACTTGGGTTTCATTGCAGCAATCACATCAGCATTGCGCTGTTCAGCTGCTCGCAGACTTTCTTCAAATTGAGCAGATTGCCGATCAGCTTCACGCTGAGCTTCTGCTTGAATGTGTGCTTGAGGTCTTCCAATGCACATGATTAAGATTCCTCTATAAGGCGTGATTTAATCCACTCCACAACACTTCGTTGACCGGATCGATACATGATCTGTACCAGCGTTGTATCGGGAGTGGGTGTATAAGATGGATAAAGATCTTCTAATTCTTCCAGCAGCCGATCTACAGAAAGAACAAGATTAAGCGTACTGTGGGAGGTTTGGATTTGCATGTTCAAAGAAGGCAGGCATACGTCCTCGCTTAGTCTCGGAAAGCTCAGGAGCCTTACCTTCGTACATCAGGCGATCGCTTGCATCCAGCCAAAATTTTTTGTTCAGATACTTGTTAGTGTTCGACTCAGACAGAGGTTGCATCACCCAGTTAATGGTTGCCTTCCTGAGCTTGTCGAGTGAAGGAGATGGAGTAAGTTCCAATTCTCTACACACCAACGAATTACAACTTACGTGAACTTGTTCATCACGCGAGATGTCGGCGCTAACAGTCCTCAAGCCCGCATCACCTGTGAAACGGAAAAAGGGAAGTAGGACGAAGAAGATTGCACGCTCAGCAACAAGTGCTTTGGCGATCGTATGATCTGGATGTGCTATCCACGCATCCCGTAGGCGGAGTGCTTCGGACTCAGCTTTCTCATCAACACCTAAGGCGTTGGTGATGTATCCCAATGCAAGGTCGTGCTTCTCTTCATCCTTGATGTTGGAAAGCAACAACTCACGAGAGGTTTCTGGAACCTCACTTTTCAAAGCATCACCGATGAAATCACCAACCGGCAATTCCATGTGACGGATTGCCAGGGCACGGAAGATAGTTTCTTCAGCACCCTCAACAAGCTTTCCAGCAGTGGTTTGGACAGGGGTCCAAGTTCTTTTTCGATTGAGTAGTTTCTGATAAGGGTTCATTCGCCGCAATTACAATCTGGAGCAGGGTCGTTGTCTCTGTCGTACAGAATTGACTCCAGGTAATCGTCTACCTCAGACTCGTCCAATGCGGCATAAGCGCTGGTCTTGTCTTGGGTATCGCCCATAACCTGAAGCGAGTAATAAAGGGAGGTCTGCGGAGATTGCAGCCACTCTTCAATAAACGCTTCGTCATAGGTGATCACATCAGACCAACTATTGAAGCTGTAACCGTGAAGAAGTCCCGTAGCTTCCAGCATCTGTACAATGCCGTCTGTAACTTTCTTGTAGTCCTCCCAGCCGACTTCACTGGCGATCTCAACATCACCGTAGTCAAAGCTCTGTACCCCAAAGGTTCCAGAGTCTCGATCTATTTGACGAGAGATAGGAGGAGCGATCTCAGGACAGGTGGTGTACCCATCCAGATCCCTGTAGCGGTAACTGCACGAGGCAGTTGGAGCAATGGCAAATGCCCGCTCCATGTTGTTAAAGCGAGCCACCTGGGCTGCTGCACGGATACCACCTTGCAGCTGTTGAGCAAGGATGGTTGCAGGGGTGTGCTCAAACGAGCCACCGCTATTCACATCCTGCATAGCCTTACCAAACTCCTTGTAGCTCACACCGGAGCGACGGAGCAGGTTAGCCAGTCCGAGCATTCCCAGACCGACCTGGCGATCCGTCTCTGGAGGGAGGTACTCCCCGCTAGAGCCGACATCTGTTTTTCCATGAAGGGCGCACAGCTCTGACATTCCGTTGACGAATGCACTTTGAATGTCATCGATGTTGCAAGCACCGAGGTTGACATGTTGCAGAAGACAGGTTCCCCGTGAGGGCAGATACACTTCCAGGCAAACGTTTCCCCGGATTCGATTTCCATTTCGATCTACCTTTGTTTTATTCAGCCAGATGTCACCTTGGCGGATACCCTGGAGTACTGCTTCCTTAACTTCCTGCGTCGATGCATCCCACCAGAGCTGGTTAATGTTGACGCAACGCTTAACCCAAGGAAGGTCAGAACGACTAGCGGTGACAAAATCCAGGATGTCAGGATGATTAAGATCCAGGTGACACACCACAGCGCCGTTCTTATAAATTCCGCCCCGTCGTAGGATCTCATTTAAGGTCGAATAGATTTTGGCAAAGGAGACTGGGCCGGATGCCACAAGTCCCCTTCCGTTTTCATCTCCTTTAGGGCGGAGCTTAGAGAGATGCACAGCAACTCCAGCTCCGTAGCGGAGAGCGTGCGAGACGAACCTCCACGACGCTTCGATGCCGTTTTCTCCTTCCATAGTGTCTTCCACAACGAAGACGGTACAGGAGACAGGCAGGCGTGAGGTAGGGTCATCGATCCAAGATTGCACTCGCCCAGTGCGAGCAATAAGTTCTTTTTGTGGGGCGGACATTATTAAACTAGATCAGTAAGATTAGGTGGTTGGTAGTTGGGTCCCTTCAAGACCTTCTTATCTTCACGAAAGATTGGCTGACCATCTTCTCCAAGCTTGGTCATATTGCTTTTGTGAACACGGTCCAGGGCTTCATCCAAATCCCACCCCATGTTTTCAGCGTATTGAAAGCAGACATATACGAGGTCTGCCAGCTCTTTGAGGCATTCAGAAGAGTTCCGCTTGAAGTCAACAAGCAGCTGTTGATCAGCTTCAAGGAATTCTTTGAACTCCTCAACGATCAAATTCTTCTGACCAGTCCGTGAAGCTTGCTTCGTACTGTTGCTGACCTGGAAACTTTTCCGGAATTCCTTTGCTTGGTCGCTGATAAAGGATTTCGTTTTCAAGCTCATTCTGTAGATAGTGGATTGCTTTGCGAAGGTCTTCTATGCGGCTGTCCTTATGACCGGCACGACATATGTATTTGATTGAATTACCGAGATGAAAGCTCAGTCCTTGGTCTCGGATGAAATCCCAAACTTGGATAGAACCTCTTCGGTAATAAGAGGGTCCATTGCTGTTGGTGCAGGCCAATGTTTTAGTAGGTTAGAAAGGTTGTTGGAAAGGCAGAAAGTCTGGCGTTGCAGTGCCAGGAAGATAGTGATGATGTCCTCCTTTTTACTTTCAGGATTCTTCAACGCATCTTCAATCTGTCGCATCTTGAACTGCTGCTCTATCGTCAGCTCGATCACTGGCGGTGGGGGTCCATAAGATGACGGTTTGATTGGTGAAGTCATAATCAGTGTGTTGAAGGATTTTTGCGAGTCTTGCGTTTGCGAGGGCAACTGACTCATCAAGATCCTTCTCAGCAAATGCTGTGGCAACTGACTCCCAGGTGTAGCCGTGCTCTTCAAAGAACGCGACCGCCCTTTTGATTCCGAACCCAGGGACTCCGCTATAGCCGTCAGTCTGGTCGCCAGCCAACGTTTGAATGAGGTGCCAACGCCTCCCCTCTTCTGGGGTGATGGTGACAACTCCATCAGATAAATCATATAAGGCTCCAGGTATTTGTCTCATGTCTTTATCAGGAGAGCAGATGATGTGTCCGCGTTCCTTGGTTGCATAGATGCCGATGGCATCGTCTGCTTCCAGTGATGGCATGACTACAACTTGGTACTCTTCCTTGAGTTTGTTGATGACACGACGGTAGCCGCACGGTTTCTTACGTGTGCGATGTCCTTTATACGCTGGATCAATAAGTTTCCGGAAGTTACTGCTATCAGTAAAAAACAAAATAGAATCATCGAAGCATCCAAGGTCGTTGGCGATCTTGTATAGCTCTCGTTCGACCATCTCGTAGGCGTCACTGAACCGACTTGTGACCGTGATAACGTCGTCTCCCCAGTCGATTTCAGATTCGTTGGCTGCACAGCATTTGTATACGATGTAGTCTGCATCAATCAGTAGGCTCATTTTCCTTGTCCTTTACGGAGTTTCCTTCCGTGTGAGGCAAGGCTCCTCAAGCCATTACCTTGTCTGGTGCGTTTGTACTTTGCCCTCGATTGAAACTTCTTCAGGGCTAGTTGTGTTTTGGATTTTGTCTTGGGTGGCATATAGCGTAGTGGATAGGTAGGTCAAGGCTCTTTGGATGATGAGTGGGTCATCCTTGAACTTACCAAGACCCAGGTTGCAAGCACCGCAGATATACCCCCTAAATTGCTGGGATGTGTGGCAGTGATCAAGCACCCAGTTCTCTGTGTGATCACCACATATCGGACAGTCCCCAGGGCTAGGAGGCAGGTGCTGCTGCTTTAGATAGTTTCTTACTACTGCTAGCTCTTTGCTGCACGGCTTGCATGTGTTCTTCCTTCCAGCTTCAGCTGTTGAGAAGTAAGGGAATAGCTCAATTGGAAGTACAACCTTACAAGCCTTGCACTTCTTAGTGGACTTCTGACCAATCTCTTCCTTGCTTTGCTTCAGCTGCGATGGGAACCCTAAGGTTGTAGAACTCTCCAGCAGACTGAGCTGCCCATAGTAGGCTGAACTTAAGGTCGTTTGCATATTCCTCTTCACATTCAAACTGCAGCTCGTCATGAACGAACGCCAGTTGATGTGCTTTAATATCTGCCCTGAAAATAGACTCGTGCGTTAGTAACATCCAACGCTTCGCCAATACGGCGGCTGACCCCTGGAGTAGGTAGTTCAAAGCTTTGTGAGGGCCATCACAAGCAATGCGGCGGCCGTCAATAGCAAGGACCTCACCAGCCCCTGTCGCCTTACGCTTAACCGCTTCAACCAGTTTCTGCAATCCAGGAATTGCATCCATATATGCCTGGCGTATCTCCTTGCCTTTCTTACGGGCAGCAGCCTGGGATAACTGAGGGTCATAACTTTCTCCTATGCGCTGATCTCCAGCGCCATATAAAAATGCATAAGTTACAGTCTTGACTAATCTTCGGCTGATGCCGATTTTGTCTGCGTTCTCTTGGTGAATGTCACCGTTGAGAAGAACGTGTCCGTAGCGGCCTCCATCATATCTAGCCAAATAGTGGGCAAGCATTCGCAATTCAATCCCTGCGAGGTCAGCACCAACCATGACATAGCCAGGGCTAGCGCAAAATAACTTTCTAAATTCAGCGTCACTTGGCGTCTGTCCCAAATTTGGCTTACGGTGTGCGCATCTAAAAGTATTCGTTGCGGTTTCGCAGTTGTGATGTATTCGGTTGTGTCGAACTAACTTCAGATAGGCATTAACCCCTTCCGTGAGCATCCCTAGCTTCTTCGTTAGGTCCAGGCATCGGTAGAACTCCAGTGCCATCGGCGTACCGATGTCTTTGAGCACCACTTCATCGATGACTGGTTTTCCGGTATCAGTCATTTCAGTAGGCTTCCACTTGTAGTGGGTTTTCATCACCCACGCAATGTGATCCCTACTGGTTGGGTTGAAATCTTTTAGACGGGTGAATGGACATCCCGCAACGTATCCAGAGCTGCGGTTATCCCGCTTAGGAGTAAATTCCGCTCCCGAAACGAAAGGATGTTGCTCTCGTAGAGATCCTGTAAGAGCTTCCAATTCGCATCGCAAAGTTGATTCAAGGCGATGTGCTGCTTGCTCGTCAAAGTACCATCCATGAATTTCTTGAGTTGATAAAATTTCCGCTACCTTATGCTCTAGCGAGATCCAGTCAGGTATGGAACAAAGTGTTGCCATAGTTTTCGTGTTACCTTTACGTCCTGCATCATGTAATCCTGCATTTCTTCAGACCATTCTTTCCAGTCGGATGTCTTTCCGAACTGCCCCTTGAACTCTCCAAGGCGATAGCCGTATGCTTCAAGTGAGTGCCTCCCATACAGCTTCAAAGGCATCAGCTTGACGTTGCGCTTATGGTCTATGTTGAGAAGGTCTGGGTGATAGCAGCGTGACAGGAGCAACGTGTCAAGAACAGTCCCATTAGGACTAAACCAAGGATACAGCTTTTGGATAACAGGTACGTCGTACCTAACAGAGTTGTGCCCGACAATTGTCTTGGCGTCCTCAAGAAACTGGATGCCTCTTGTAATAGGCTCCGCAGAACCTTCGTCGTTGAAGACAAAAGTTTGACCGGTGTCAATATCTTCGACACCAATACAGTGGATGCGGGTAACATCATGGTATAAGCCGTTGGTTTCAATATCGAAGATCAGGTTCACTTAGCGACCCACTCATAGGTCTTATCGACAAACTGTGCCCTTTCTACAGCCTCAGGAGTTGGAGGGTTGGGCGCTACAAGATCGTAGTAAGGGTCGTTTTCGTACATAATATATTTCGGGTAACCATCAGGAGCAATGGTCTTAAAAGTCTTGCGTTGCGTCGAATTCTTGTTCTGGTTGAGTTTCATTGAATTTACAGGTGGATAAATCATAACTCAGATTACACGCGATGCCAACTTCGCCTGAATAGCGATTCTTGAGGACTCGCACAGTTGTATCACTTCCTCCAGATGTGCTCTGCTGGTTTCTTTCAAGAGCAATAACTGAGTCAGAGAGTTGTGCAATTGCCGCAGATCCTCGCAGCTGTCCCAAAGTGACACGGGCACCCTCTTCGTGGTTGTGGTCATTAGATGTACGTTTCAGGTGGGAAACAAGAAATAGAGAGATACCAGTACGCTCTACCAATGAACGTAACTTGGTCATTGTCGTATCGATCATTCGGCGCTCATCTCCATCCAGACCACTCAACAAGATGCTGAGGTGATCTAGAAAGATGACCCTCGTATCAAGACCTGCAGCCAGGTACTCAATTCGGTTGTAGATGATATCAGGATCAAAAGAACCAAAGCCGTCGAAAAGAAAGAGATTCCAGTTAGCAATAGAATCCTGATACGCTTTGGTGAGAGTAGTTCGGTCATGTTCTCCTAGGTGAAGTGATTGGCCTGTAGCAGCGGACATCAGTCCAAGAGCTGTTCTCCGATTTGACT